ATCTCCAATACGGGCAGGTTCTAATATCTGTCCCAAGCCTTGGCTTCTAAGAGATTCCCAGATGTCTGGACGAGCACTACGGAGCACAGCAGCGGCATCTGCTTTCTGTGTTGCAGGTAAATTAACAAACTTAGTTACCACGTCTTCAGGCACCAAAGCATTAGCAGAAGGTTGGTCAAAGTATTTTACAAGTGGTTTAGATGCATAGTCATCCAATACTTGAAGATTGTCTCTAAATGAGTCACGAGCCTGCTTTAATGTCCCGGCACCACGAACACCTGACTCAGCAGCTTCGTTTAAATCATCTCTAAACGCACCCAAGACTTGTCTAGCAATGCCTTTTATCATTCCTGGAGAAGCGTCGGTAAATTCAGATGTTTTTTTACCCGGAACTGTATATGTTCCCTTATAAGCTGCATCGCCCCAAGCAGATAGATTCTGCTGCAATCTGTCTATGCTGATGTTGTTTGGAGCCACTGTTGTGGTAGGTTCAGCAAAAGGAACACCACGCTCGTCCACAAGTCTGCCGCCTGTTGTTGTAGTGGTTGTTAGTTCGCCTTTAATTCTACGCAAAGAACCAACTATGCCCTGCATACCCGGAACTTCTGGATTATCATACTGAGCAATCAATCGATCAATGGTTTGTTGCACATTGTTTGTCGGTATAATTGATGCAGTTCCTGCTTCTTCTTTTGCTTTATTAAAATTAGCAGTATTCGTTGCTTTAAATTTGTTTTGTAATTGTGTTGCAAAGTTATCGTAGGCTTTATAAATTCCTTGGGTAATTTGCTCTGCATTTAAATTAGGATTAGCACTAAACTTTTGTATATTTCCCAAAAAACCATCGACGGATTGAGCCTGTGCTACATCAAAAGCAGATGCAATTGGCCCAGCCTGTGCAGACCGTCTAATCTTCTCTTCTTGAAGTAGCGCCAAAGGTTCGCCAGTTCGTTGACCAGCGGTTTCCGCAATGCCTGTTTCAGGCTTGGTTATAGGAGCTTCTATACCTCTTGGTGCAGCCCCTGCCCTGGCTCTGGCTGTAGCAACGCCACTAGGAGCCAATAAGCCTACCGCCATCTGACCAGTTGGTGAAGACGGAAATAACTCTTTTGCTGCTACGTTTGAGATCAAACCACCAAGACCGCCTACTAAACCACCTCCTAAAATACCTATAGGGCCTAACGGAGCGCCTGTAGTTGCTCCAAAAGCGGCTCCCGGAGCAGCCCCTTCCCCTGCTCTAAAGAACCTCTCATACCCTGGAAAATCAGCTTCTGTCTTTATTCCTAATGCTTTTGCGCCTGCTTCTATTTCAGATGGTTTTCCTGCAACCTGTCTTGCTATCTCTCCCGGCAACGCAGGAAGGGTAGCCACACCATAGCCTCCACGAGCAGCGCCAGCAGAAAAGGCCTGAGATGCCTTAGATAGGCTAAACGACCCTTGCTCTCTTTTGCTCAGTTCTTCTTCAAGTTCTTGTAAAGATGCCATTGTTTTCCCTTACTATTGTTGTTGACGGCGGCGAGTAATCTCAGCACGAAGTTCTTCATCAGTCATCTGAGATGGTGGTTTAATACCACCGCCTGGAGAAACAATATCAAGTTTTGGAGTAAACCCTTCAAAACTTCCTTTGTTTTTACGGAAATAATCCAAGGCTCTTGTGGACTCATTAAGTTGGTCTTTGTTAGCCTTAACAAGTGAATTAAGAATTGCACGAAGACCTTCTGGTGAACTAGAAGCATTTGGTAGAGACTCTAAGGCAAACTTAACGTCAGCGTTAGACGGGTTGTATCCAAACTGTTTAATAATACTTTGTAATAGATTTCGTGTTTCAATATTAAACTGTTCTGTGTTAGAGACTGCCTTTCTTGCTGCTGCTGTGCTAAACCCAAGAGTGTCTATCGCTTTTAAGAAACTTGTACGAGCTTCTGTAGCAGTTCCTCCAATAATACCTTGAGGAGAATCTAGTAGACTCTGCATTTTAGTCAATACTGGCAATGCTTTTGTTGCAGACTCTCTAGATAACCTATAACCTTTAGCGTCCTCTTTATCAATATCAAGGACATTTTCTTGCCCCCTAATATCAATCCTAGTACTTTGTCCTGGGCTTGCTAGTCTAAGCACTTCACGGGAATTAGCTAGAAGTTGGGTTTCTGCAGGCGTTAGGTTAGGTTTTCCAGCTAAATCTAGTACGTTTTGTCTAGCATTATCTAATATATTTTTATCTTTATCGTCTTTTGGAACACTAACAACCTCTGTTAATGAACCACCCGGACCTCGTTTGAATATCTTCTCTCCCGGCTTTCCAGTAACAAACTCATCCTTAGATGTAAGACTCTTAGCCGTAGCAAGTGCTTTGATACCAGCATCAGGAGCACCAGCAGCAAACAAGTCAGAAGCAACCTTTTGAAGCACCAGAGGATCGCCTAAGTTCTGTCCTTGGTAACTTTGAAGCACATCCTGTATAGTCTGTGCTTGTTGTAGTTGTGGGTTTCTAACTTCTGGAAAAAGACTTTGAGTAATTCCTTTGGAAGCAACATCACCAAACCGTAGGCCAGCTTGATACAAAGGAGCAAATACACCAAACTGACCGCCTTGCTGTGCAATCTGCTGGTTACGAAGTAAGTCCCGTTCCTCTTCTTCTTTTAACTGAGCAGCAAGTAACTGCTGAGGTGTCGGTCCAAATAATGAAGTAATAGCCATGTTTATTCCTTAATTAACCGTAGACATTAGGAGCAGTAAAGTTAACACCAGCATTTGCAGAATATGGATCATTAAATCCAGAAGGAACAGGAGAATAGCCAGCCCTAGTGTATGGATTATAAAGTTGATTAAACATTTGTTGCTGTTGTTGATTGCGGAGATAGTTCTGACCAGCACTAGAAATGTTTTGTGCCATTAATGACGGACCAACTAAGGAGCCTTGCAACTGAGTCTGTGCAGCGCCCATACCACCAGTTAATAAAGACTGACCAACATTAGCACCGGCAGTAGCTGTTCTTCCGCCCAACTGAGCACCTATATCCAAAGGCTGTTGTGCTGCCTGCTCAAGCAACTGAGACACACCAAACTGTTGCTGGAACGGAGCTAGTGCTTTAGTCTGTAGATCAATACCAGTGCCAAGTAATCCAGTACCAAAGCCAATTCTGTTTCTTGCTTCTTGTTCTGCCTGTGCAGCCAGTTGTAGGTCTTGTGTACGTCTTGCTCCAGCCAGTGCAGCTAGTTCAGGCTGACCCCCGCCACCAATATTAAGACCAGCACGACCACGAGCAAACACAGAAGCACCTAAACGCTGTTCTTCAGCAGCCCTCATTGGATCAAGAAGTGCGTACTGTTCTTGTAAATACTGCCTACGGGCTTGGTCTGGTGTCTGTGCAAGATACTGCTGACCTAGATTAAACAGTCCCTGTGAAGTTTGTGGTGCTGTTTCTGCTAGTCCAAGGCTAGTCCCATATAGACTTGCTAGTCTTTCCTGAAGTGCTTGTATCTCTGGAGATGCAGTATATCCAGCACTTTCAAGTCTACCCTCAGGACCGAAGCCAAACTGAGAAGTTCCAAATCTAGAAGTTATTCCTACTGGTCTGAATCTTTGTTCTTCAGCCGCTATTCTAGCTGCCTCTAACTGAGCATTAGCGGATGTTCTGGCTGCTTTTTCAGCAGACCTTCCAGCCATCGCAGACCCTAGTAACCCAGCACCGCCTACAATTGCAGCAGCTTCAATACCCATTTTTATCTCCAGATGTAAATATCATACTTATTTCCGTCAGTTCCTGTGGTTGAGTATAGATAAGAAAAATCAAACATCCTTAGGAATTTCTCATGTTTCTTATCTTCTGGGTCATGAAGAGCATATAACTCTTTACCATGAACGCTTGTTAATTTATTAAACCAACTCTTTAAATTCTGTTTTACTTCTTTAGACCACTTTACAAAGATGTCACAATGTATAAATAGAGAGCCATTTAAATCTTCTAAATACAACACAAACTGCTTGTTTTGTATTACTGGTACCTTCATCAGGCCTTCATAATGTATGCAAGTGCATAGTACGGTGGCAGGTTAGCGTTAGTGCCTGAAGAACCTGCCGAGGCAGTGGTGGTAGACACAGTAATGCCTGTAGTGTTAGAACCTGTATTATCTGTGTTAGCAGGCCCTGATTGACCACCAGCAATATAAATTGCGCCTCCGTTTGGACTACCAGCCCTAGTATTAGGAATAAGATGGGTATGTCCTGGGTCTGTTACTGTTGATGTAGCAGTGTGACTGTGGCTTACTACAATTGCATTAGCAGAGCCACCAGTGTCAGCAACGGCATAGGTAGAGCCTGCACCAACAACAAACCTATCTCGTAGGTCAGGGGTTCCGTTAGAACCGTTACAGAGATACCAACCAGACGGAATAGATGCTACAGATCCTGACCAGATGATGATACCGCCGCTTGGAAATGCCGCTGCTACTGCTGTAGAAACAAAAGCCGTAGTTGCCACCTGAGTTGTATTAGTGCCAGAAGAGGCCGTAGGCGCTGCTGGAGTGCCTGTAAAGGTAGGGCTATTGCTGTCTGCCTTGGACGATATAGCCGAGGCAATGGCAGTGTATTCTGCATCAATCTCGGTGCCTTTGATAACCTTTGCTGGATTGCCAGTGCTAAGGCTGTCTTTAGCTGCAAAGTTAGTTGCTTTCGTGTAATTGCTAATTTTTATTCTCCTTATTACTTTAACTTAAACAATGCCGCATCATACTGTTTTCCCTTGTGCGACATAAACATCGATTTTCTGAATAGAAAGAGGATCACCATTTAATTCTGCTTCTAAACCCAACTGTAGGACAGCCCCACTACCACCCGCATTGATCTGGAACTGGTCTAGGACCACACCATTGGAAAACTCAGCAATGTTGTATTCCCCGACATTATACTCGTAAACTACGCCGGTGTCAAGTAATTTCGTCTCACTATTGTAATTTTCTTTGTAGTCAAAGCCCCATTTGATGGCTACAGCGTCACCAGAACCGCCAATAACCACAAATCCTATCTTTTTAAGGACTTTTAAGGCTGTTGGGCTGCCAAAGTCAAAGTAATTGGTGTAGTACTGTAGCCGGTAGGTAGAGGCATTATCTAGGTGTCCAAAGTACTTACCAATATACCCAGGCTTTCCTAACAACAGTTCCTTGGCTTGGTTGACAAATAAGGCCTTTGGATCAAGGCTGTCCCATATAGTGACACGGGCAGAACCGTCCTGTAGAGCACCCCGCATATCAAAGCAGTAAGTAACCTTAGTTGCTGGCAAGGTAAGAAGGTAAAAGGCATCCCGGTCATAGTAGACAGACTTGATAGCACTGGCCGTCTCTGAGGCCACCGCAGCGATGAGGTCATCACGGACGTTCTTGGACATATCCCGCATAGGCAGGGACTTCTCTTGGATGACCCGCTGAAGGCTACGCACACCAGAGTCAGACAAAAAGACGATGTCTGTGCCGGTATTCTGCACAGAGTCCCTAGCAATACAGCCTACATTGGGGATAAAGTCTGCTAAGGCCAATGAAGTGACATCTATTGGGTTGCTATAAATAGCAATGTTGTTCCTACCAAAGATGATTAAAAAGCCGTTGTGGGCCGCTAGAGCGATAATCTGGTCATTGTTGGGGAACACAGAATTGATCGATAGAGAGCCTGAGTCACCGCCTTGGAAGTCAGAGCCGTCTAAGAGCCTGCTAAAGTACACAGTCTGCCTGTCACCAACAATGTCTGCCATCCATATACGACCATAGGCGGCTAAGGCACAGTTGGGCTTAAAATCTGACACAGAATAGCCTGTCGGCAGTGTACCAATGTCTCCTAACTGCTGAAAGCCAAAAGAGCCTGCATGGGAATGCGGATTAGCAATGGTGGTCACTGTGCTAGTCAGAGCATCAGAAACTGTGTATCCTGTACCGGCTGTAGAGACTGTTACAGTGGCTATACCAGTACCGCTAAGGGTTGCTACAGTCAATTTAGCATTAGAGCCTGTGCCGCCTGCTAAGGTCAGAATATCGCCTACATTGTATCCAGAGCCAGCAGCAGTGACCGTCACAGTCGCTATTGGACCAGTACCGCCACCACCGCTAATCGTAGCCACAGAGAAGGTAGCACCAGTGCCTGGAGTAGGCAGGTTGTGGAAGACCAGTACAGGGTGTCCTGTCTGTACCATGTAGGCATGGGAGATAGCATCAGAGCCATCGCCATAGGGCAGAGCCGCAGCTTGCCAGTTATTACCTGTTATTGTATAGGACACATCAGCGGTATTGGCCTGTGTTCTGACAGTCTTGGTGGTCATGGTTGTGGTGCCAGTAAACAGTTTATTGTTACCGGCACTGATGGTCTGGTTTCCACCAGCATCGATCATCTCAAATATAAACTCTACAGGGTTAGCAGCACCTAAGTCTGTGTTGACTGATGAGTTTACAGTTGTCCAGCCACGCCTTGCACCAATACGACCATACCTATCGATAACACAGTTCTGTGCCTTCAGAGCATACCCTGAAGACAGTTGAATACTGCTTTCTTGCGTGTTTAGGCCTAGAAAGCCCGGAGCAGCAATAGTAGCGGTCTGTATTCTTTTCATTAAATTGAACCCCAGATGAGTTCTTCAGGGTAACGATTAGCCTCAGCAGCTATGTGGTCTGACAGAGACTGGCGATAGAGTTCATAAGCCTCAACACTGTTAATTCCGTTGTCCTCACCACGCTCATTCAAAGCCTTGGCATAGGCTAGGAAGATCACAGGCTCTGCTGGAATCTTAATCTGTGTAGAAGAAGCGGTAAACTCTGCCTGTGGCTTGATGACGTTAAAGTAGATGTTATAGACACCATCAGGGATAGGATAGAGGTCTACCTGTGTATCTCCGTTGGAGTCTACGCCGTTAAAGTTATAACGGTCAGGAGCACCAACCAAGACTGTTCCGCTATTTAAGAACAACTCATCCATCTTCCTAGTTGTCTCATAGTTCAAGAACCAGTCAGACTCAGAGTTGATAACGTCAATGACCTTAAACCGCTGACCAATGCCGGTCAAGACATAGTTAAAGAGGTTAGCAGAGGTAGTCACCGTCAGTGTCTCTGACA